CCCTGCTATTAGTGTGTCTGCATCTGGTGTATCTATTACTAATAATTCTTTCATCGCTGGAGGCGGTGGCGGAGGTGGCGGTGGCAAAAAATGGCCAAGTCCAGGAGCCGGCGGTGGCGGAGGCGGCGGCGCAGGCGGCGGTAATGGCGGCAGTTCTGCAAATGGAACCGCAGGCGGCACAGGCGGTGGTATAAATCAATCAGGTGGAAACGGTACACTTGGCCCAGGTAATCCAGCTTGGAACGATCCAGATGGTGGCCAAGGCGGCGGAGCCGGAGGTGGCGGTGGCCAAGGTTGGGGTTCTGATCAGTCTGGTTCCGGCGGCGGCGGAGGACGTATACTTCCTGGCACTGGTGGTGCACCTGGTTTGCGAGATGTTGGTACCGCTGGCGGTGGTGCAGGCGGATCAGGCGGTTCTGTGGGCGGCGAAGGTGTGCTTGATATTCACCATAGTAGTATATCAGGCGGCGGTGGAGGCGGAGGCGGCTGGGGTGCTGCTGGAGGCGGCGCAGATGGGGGTTCAACTGGCGGTGCTGGTGGTGCTGCTATAACTGGCTCATCTGTTTCATTAACAAATAACGGTACAATTTACGGATCAACATAATTTAACCTTTTCAAGATATCTTACCCTGCGTTAATTTAACGCAGATTTAGATAAGTACTATTACGGGTAAAATAAAATCCGTAGCCAACAAAAGGAAGGGAGATATATCATGGATATGTTGAACAAAGTAAAAGCATGGGCAGCAGGACTTGCAGATGTAGGTCTTTCAATTGCAGCACTTATGATCGTAGTAGAAGTACTAGGCATGGGCGCAATTCCATTCTTTCCAGAGACTAGTGTAGTTGCTAACGTAGCAGGTATGCTGTCAACACTTGGCGCAGAAGGCCTAATGGGCTTGATTGCGATCTGGGTACTTTGGGGTATCTGGAACCGTAAGTAACGGCCTTGAAGGCTGAAAGATCATAACAATGAAAATTCAGCCTCCCTCTTCTTTCATATTTTCTTCCATATGTTCAACCCATGCAGTTAAGTCATGTCCGTACAATTTGTATAACATACGATCTTCACTTCCATACAATACTAACTCACGTCTACTAATGTAATAAGGATATTTGTTGTATCTATCCAACAATATACGCAGATGTGCATTGAACTTAGGCTCTACATTAAGCATAAAGTGTTCACTTTCAAAGCCCATGTCATTCAAAACAGCGACCCCAAACTTTGTTAAGTTGAGGCCTTTGCCATTTCTATAATTTTTAAAGATATTTCTCAGAGACATTCGGTCACCGTATTCCATTGTTTTAGCATGTGCTAATACACTGTTATAAAAGTCCGGTGTCATCTTCTTTTATTACCTCACCTTGTGTGAGTTTAATTACTTCAAACTTATCAGTTTTATATAATTTGTTTAATCGTTCTGCTAAGTTAAATGCATGTCCGCTATTACTAAACGATACTTTTTTATACTTAGGGCCTGGATAATTTGATAAACTATTTAAACTACGTAAGTTAATAGGTTTACCGTCGTGAAATACTGCATATATTGCATCTGCATCTAATAACTGTTCACTACGGAATGTCTTGGGGTCTGTCCACTCCATTAAAATTTTTGGTTTAGGTCTAGCCATTTTCACTCTTTCTATACTGCTTTAATATATTTATTAAAGTAGTACAGAATTAAGTCGCTTTACCTTGTTTTACTGGTGCATTTGGATGCTTTTCAAGTATTTCTTTTATTGTATCTTCTTGTAGACAGTTTACACCCGCTATTGGCATCACTTCGCCATATTCTCTCATAAGTTGGCGTATATAACCTTGTTGATCTTCTGTGCTTCTAACACTATCTACACATTGCTGTCTTGTTTCAAATGTTGGATCTGTGAAAATATACACATCTCCTGTGACTGTGGCAAATATTACCACGATTAACCAATTCATCCTTTTTCTCCCTTGGGTTTTGTTATACTAAAAGGAGAAAAATCAGTACCTGCGTTTTGTATACAAATTGTACCGTCTGGGTATAGATTTGCTAATGTCCATGTGCCACTATCTTGATTTACAAAAAACATCATTCCGCCTGGGAATGATCTGCCATCTTGACTAAACGTCATACTAGTTCCGGTAAACAGTGCTTCTTCGTTCCATCTGGTCATTACCATTGACATAAATTTTTCACTTGGCCAACACTCGGCTCTAGTAAAAAAATATGTTCTATCAGTCTCTTGTGCAAACACACTAGTAGAAAGTAATACAACAAAACTAGTTATTAGATATTTCATTTTCTTGCCCTTTACGCTTCATAGCCAAATTCATATCCGACTCGTTCTTAAACGGTCCGGAATATGTATACTTTTGTAGCGTATCTGCTCTAGGACAAAAACTTGGTCTCCAACCCATCGGAAATAGCAAACAATAGTAGCCGGCCGCAAAATATACGCTAGAACTGGCTGTTTTCTTATAGATAGGCACATTATCTAGTAGGTCGATATCGTGCGCTTGCTCAGTGTTAGCGGGATAGCCGTAAACAGTTTCGTTTATAAAAGTCTTTGACTTTTTAGTTTCGATTTTAAAATCGTCTAAATTCTCATATGTTGTTTCTGAGTTATTATAGCTATTATATAATATATATTTATCGTTTACAGCTTTAAGTGTACCAATCTTGCTACCGTTGGCTTCAACTATCCAAAACTTATCTTCTAATACTGGTTTTGCTTTATATTTCATGTAACCACATAAGTTTATAGGTTATGTGCTGTTCTCTTGTAAAGTCTGCTATTATAGTAACTGCCAATGAACCATCTGCCCAACTATCATTAACTTCAGTTGTTAATGCTTTACAATTTTCACTAACCCACTTTCCTTTGCCTGATTTAATCCAAGTGTCAACTACGTCTTCTACTTCAAAGTTTGTCGTTAATATGCCATGCGGTATTGTTGCACGGCATACTTTAATAAGCGGCATTCAAATACTCTGCATGAGCTTCTGCTTGTGCACTTACACGTTGTAAATCGTGTTTACCACAAAACTTCATAAAATGAATACCAACGCCACTTACAGGAACTCGCTGTACTTGATTAACAATAGTTTCATCTAGTACTGTTTTAATCTCTGCAGGTTGTGCTGTAAGATCGATTAGTTCACGATTACGTTGATAATCATCTAGTACACGGTGCTCAACACCTTCGTGATCTACCCATTTTTGCAACATAAAGTTATTCCAATTAAAGCCTTTATCATTTTTGTCTTCAAATGCTTCTAGTAGTCCAACTTTATTTTTAGTACCTTTCTTACGTGCACCAGGATATGCACTAAAGATATTATCACTTGTATCGCCACGTATACACTTTTCAAATAGTAACCATTCAGGATCGCCTACAACTTTGTGTTCTTTAGTTTTCTTATCTACAACAGGCTTGCCTTTATCATCGTATACACCATCTAAACGAATATGTTGATTAGTAATACCGTTATACTGACTTACATTGTTAGCAAGCAACTGATAAAAGTCACTGTCGCTGCTGATAATAACGTGTTCATCATTGGGATGATTCTGTATAAAACGTGCAATAAAGTCGTCTGCTTCACACGCAGGATGCTGCAGCACAGTACAATTAGTACGTTTTTCCATAAACGATTTTAGTTCATCAAATGCTTCAAAGTACTTTTGATCTTCTTCTTGTTCACGTGGACTTAGTGCGTCACGTGCTTCTTTACGATTACGCTTGTAAGGCTCGTAGTGATCTTTACGCCAGCTACGTCCTTCAAAACAAAACACAACATGACTGCCGTTAAAGTCTCTCCATGCTTTATTAATAGCACTAAACATAATATGATATGCCATACCGATTTTAGTTTCAATGTCATCGCCTCGTACTACGTGACGTGCACGATAAAACATATTAAGACTATCTACTAAGATATAAGTCATTTGTCATCCTTGAGTAATTTTGTTTCCATGTTCTCTTTTACATCTAGTATACTATCTGATTTAATCATGTCAATGATTATATTGTTGACATCAATATCACGTTGAAGCCAATACATTTTTTCTTTGAGTTTTTCTAATTCTGCTTGATAGAACTCTAGCTCTTTTTCTTTACGAACTTTTTGTTCTATAATGTCTGACAGTAATATTAACTTAGGTTGTTCCATTTGCTATTTCCATCTATTGCTAGTTGCATTAGTTTTGCTGGTAAACTGCATACCCATACATAAGGTACCCAAAATAGTATATTATAAATCACGATTTCTGTCATTGTGTACTTTCTCCCAATACTGTTCTGTATCTAACTGAGGCATGGTCTTTTGTTTTTCTTCCCATGCTATTCTACGTTTACGTGCTTGGCGTATACCCCACCAGAACCATATTTTCCAAAATATTGGTGCAAGTGTATCACTGTGTAGAATGTAGTTACGTATTTTATCCATATTCTATATTATCTCACTGGCCAACCATTAAACCATGTAATTAATGCATAGCGAGTGCCTTTAGTAACAGGATGCACTTTGTGTAGATACCAACTTGGAAAAAATATTACAGTTCCTTTTGTTGGCTTTATGAGCCCTCTCTCAGCAGGAACAGTGCTCGGATGAAATTCAAATTCTCCACCTTCAAAATCTTCATTGAGCCATGCAACAAATGAAATTTTTCTAGTTTTTCCGTGTAAAAATTCATTTCCGGGATAGTTCAAAGGCTGAACACCATTTCCATCCATATGGAATTTATAATGGCCACCATCTTCGTATTTGCCAAGAGTAAATGATTCTGCAGCCGATATTTCAAAATTCCATCCTGCATTTTGATTTGCCATTTCCATCAATGACCAAAATGTATCGTATAGCCATTGCTCGTTACTCCATGCCAACTCTGTCTTTCTAATTTCATGATTTGACTCTACTGCAACTGCAGCATCTAGCCATTCAGCATTATCTCCTATACCCATAATACGTTCGATTGTATTGTCATCTAGTATGTTTGGGTATATCCAATAATCGGCTCTTCTTAAATCTTCCATTTTTTTATCCTTTAAAACGGTAAATCAATTTCTGCATTTACCACGTTGTCCCATCTAAAACTACGCCATCCTTTTGCGTTGACATCCCATACAACACAAACATCTTCATTTATAGCACGAACCTTTTTTTGTGTCAATGGATCCTCTTTAGTTGCTTTTGGTACAACACTTTCATTAAGAGTACAAATCATTTTGCGATAGTCGCCGTTTACTTTTGTAAACTCTACAATAACATCGCCGTTGCGAAGTGCATTTAAAATTTCATTACGGTCTTTCATTGGTCTGCATACTCTCCCATTGCTATCTTAAATTGTAATGCTTCGCCACTACATTCAAAGTGAAACGTATGTTCGTATTGTCCGGTCCAAGTTGTTACACTCCACTGGTGTTGTTTTAATCTTTTCCTACAATAAACTTTTCCACGATCAACTACATCGCTATGCAGTCGTACAGTATAACCAGGCTTCCAACGTTGCTTGTATTCAAATATTTCTGCTGGTGTCATTTTACGTGCTTTATGTTTGAAGTTGCTTTTTGACTACCACAAGTTTTACAATATGAAATAGTAATTCTATATTCATGTCCTTCTGGTGTAGTTGCTTCTGTTAAAAAATATGCAGGACGAGGATCACCGCAGCATCCACTAATCGTTGTCAAACCATACCTCCAGTCTGCCTTTGTGAACTGTTAATCTTACTAAACGATCTACGCTTACCAATGGTCGTCTTGTATAATCACGACCGCCATCAATCCAAACAGACTCGTCATCACTAACCCGATAATCATGTCTGCTCCTACTAAAGATAATATCTCCATTGTCTGCAATGATACCTGCAAATTCTTGATCCTCTATAAAACTTCCATCTGTTACTAATAATTGTTGTGTTTCATAATCCAAGTACATAGCAAAATATCTACTATTACTGTCGGGATGTGGTTTAGAACTATAAAATACTGCACACGAATGATTATCGAATTCGCTATCAACTACATACTGTGCATCGTAGTGCTTGCAAATTTTTTCTAGATGTTCATAGCAGAACAATGTTGGATCGTTACATAGTCTCATAGCAGTCCAGTCTGGTGCTCCTAATTTTTGTATAGTGTACACATTTGGATTATATGTCGTCATCGCCTTGTGCTTCAAGTGCTACACTGCGACATAAGTCGTTAAACCATAAGTCTACAATTGCTTCTGGTGTTTCACCTGCATAGCCTGCTTCACCTAATAGTCCAACAAAGTCGTCGTTCCAATCTAATTCAAAGTATCCACGTTGTGGGTTGTCTTTGTCAAAATGTACTTCAATTACTTTGACCCATGGACCTAGTGCATTTTCTTTTGTTTCTTCTTCTTTAGCATACACATCTTTTCCTGTATGCTTAAAGATAAGTCGTCTAAACCATTCGCTCATTAGTACTCTACCGTTTGTACAACATTTTTTAATGTGTATTCTTCATCTCGTCTGTTGCGTCCTAAATCATAACTAACATTGGATCGTTGCAATAGTTTATCTAATCTATTTAAGCGATCGATTGTTTCTTTAAGTTCTTCAACTAATTTTTCTGTACGTGGTTCTTTCATTACCAACCAATCCTTTCCCAAGGAACATCTTTGTTTCCAAAGTGCCCATATGTACAGTTACTACTATACTGTGTAAAGTTAAATAAGTCAAATCTATCAATAATACCTTTTGGTGTTAAGTTAATATTGTTCTCGATAAACTTTTGAATACTGCGATTATGTCCATTTGAATCAACATATATACTTGTCGGCTCTTTAACACCTATAGCATATGATAACTGAATCTGACACCAATCTGCCATATCGTCTGCTACTACGTTTTTAGCAAGCCACCTAGCCATATAGGCAGCACTGCGATCTACCTTTGTTGGATCTTTACCACTAAAAGCACCGCCACCATGAGGAGCAAATCCGCCGTAAGTATCCACGATAATTTTACGTCCAGTAACGCCAGCATCACCGTCAGGCCCACCAATAACAAAGTTACCGGTAGGATTAATATGCCATACAGTTTTATCATCTATTAAATCTCCTAGTACATCTCCTACAGCACTGCGGATAGGCATCTTTACACTTTCACCAAAACCTTCACGATGCTGTTGGCTTACAACTACTTGATCAATGCGCTTTACACGCCCGCCTTCGTATTCAACACTTACTTGTGATTTAGCGTCTGGACCTAAGTATTCGTAACCGTCCTTACGCATATCACGCAAACGTTTTAGTATTTCATGCGAGTAGTAAATTGGTGCTGGCATATATGCTTCGTTGTCATTACATGCATAGCCAAACATAATACCTTGATCGCCTGCTCCAAAATCATCTGTACCTAGTGCAATGTCTCCGCTTTGAGCATGAATTTCATTATAGATATTTAAATTATCCCAATGAAATCCTTCTTGCTCGTAGCCAATTTCTTTGACTTTATTGCGTACAATTTCTTTAACTTCGTCTTTGCTTACATTAAAGTTTTTTACTTCGCCTGCCAATGTTACATGATTGGTAGTTACAAGTGTTTCAACAGCAACACGAGTTGTTTCATCTCCTGCTGCTAAACCAGCATCGACAAGTGCATCTGAGATTTGGTCTGCTACTTTGTCTGGGTGTCCATCGCTAACACTTTCGCTAGTAAAAATATAGTTGTTCATAAATGTTTCCTTATCTTTTCGTATTGCTCTTCGGTGTGTATTCCTTTACTATATTTGGCAACCTCTTTAAGTTCCCCAGGCATTTCCGAATAAGCTGATGTGGAGTCTAGGCGAGAACCTCCACCCTCGTTCCATACAGAGGTTCGCCACCTCTTGTACGTTGAGTGTGTATTCTTCACTACGCCCTCCAAGCGGCATGAGGTATACAGGTACGTCCACGCCTGCTTCACGATAGGTATCGACAGCTCTACTAACTTCGTCAACATCGTCTTGATCAGCAACAACAAACTTAAAGTACATATCAGCGCCATCCACAAGGGAATACTCACGAGCAACATCAGACTTGATAGCATCACTCCAAGACTCGCCTGAAACTGAGAGTTTTGGGGAACACGAAAAAGTAACTTTAATTCTGTCATTGTTGTTGAGATAATTGTAGAAGTCGTTGTGTAACTGTTGTGTAGTGTTTGTTTCAATTGTGACATTTTTTAAATCCTGCATACCTGGGTGTTCAAATAACTCGACATATAAACGCTGCCAAGCAAGTAATGGCTCGCCGCCTGTAAGAATTAAGTGTACGTCCTGGCCGTTATCCATAGTCCATTTGCCTTCCGGCAACAAACTAAGCAAGTGTTCTACAACTTCGTCGACTGTTGCAAGTCGATTAAAGTCTTTAAACTCTGGATAAATGCTTGCATATGTATCACAACCAGTGTGTACAATAGGCAAGTCTTCAAACTTTTCTGTTTTTTCTACAATACCATCATCTAGCAATGCTTTTACTTCTGCATTGTAACGATTGCCTTCTGCATGTTGTTTCCAGCGATCACCTACACTTTTATCAACACCAAAGTTCATACAACGAAAGTTACAACCAAAAGTACGTAGAAATACACTTGGTACTCCTACGTATTTACCCTCGCCTTGTACACTATAAAATGCTTCGCTATATCTAAGTTTCATCTTCTTCTTTCTTTGTTATTTGCCATGCACCAGGAGTTATTTCTTCCCAGAGCAGTGTGTCTCCATCATCCCAACCAACTTGGTTGAGCATTTCTGGAGGCAGTTCAACATACAATTCTTTGTCTTTACCGTTTTCTTGTACAGTAACGACCCAGTTATTATCTCTTAGTTTACGATATGGTTCTTTAGTTGTCAACTGTTTCTTCCTCTGCACGTGCACGTTTTTCTGCTAATTCGTCTTCGTAGTATTCCCATGCTTCGTCCCAATAATCATCACCTTCGTGCATATGACTATCTTCCCAACGTTTATTAAACCATGCTACTTGTGCATAATAACCCTTTCCACGACTATCAACAAAATCATAATCTTGTTCGATTTCTTCTTTGTTATACCATAAACGTTCAATCATTTCGCCGTGATCTGTTTCTACACCAGACACCGCAACCAAGTTAGGATCAAATTCTTCTCCGTCTTTGAGTTCTACAATCCAGCCGCCGAACTCTCCTTTTTCTGCACTATAAAACATTAGCACAGGAACACTATTATCCTCTTCTTCTTCATCTTGTGGCTCTTCTTGTGTATAGCATTCACGACTGTATAATTGATGTGGATCGAAATCAATACGTTTGTCCCAATCAATTTCGTTATCTTCGTCTAGTTCGAACGCCATTAATTCAAGTCCGTTACTAGCTGTTTGGTGATGAATGTCGTCAATCTCGTACCAACTGTTATAGTACTCCATATCCTCTAAAATGTCAGGACTGTCTGGATCGATGTCTTCGCCGTCTTGCCAATCTTCTAGTGCTTGCAAATGATTAATAAGTTCATCTTCGTCACGTCCTTGCCAGTATGTAACAAACTCTGGTGTTACTGTACCAATAGTCATTTCGCCGCCGTAGTTGCTACCACGAATATAAATTTTCTTACCCATTTTCTTTCTCCCATAGTACTGTGTCCATGTGACTAATTAAGTTACTGAATCCGATTTGCATTACACTATAATCGTGTAGTTCTTCTCTGTATGCTTCAATTTCTGCTAGTTGGTCACCATCTAGTTCTTCTACATTATCGATACCGTAGTGTTCACACACATATTCATAAACATCGTCTGTAATATTACGTTCGTGGTTTTCTTCCCACTTGTGTATTCTATTCCATTCAAAACTCATTTTGACTTTCCTCTTTTGCCAACTTTAAATGTATATTCAATATCTTCAGGATCGGTTTTTTCGCCTGCTTCGCATACAGTTACTTTATTCTTTTTTAACCATTCATCTATAGCTTTGTTTTCTTGATCTGATAGTTGTGGTCTACTCATCGCTATTCCTATGTTGTATGCAAATTGCTTTTTCGTTATTTTCAAATGTTGCTTCTAAAACTGCACGTTCGATTGAACAACGGTTACCGTCTTGATATAACTCGTAGTGTGTAAGACGGACTTCATCACTACCATAAACTGTGCTTAGTACTACTAGTATCCACATTGTGCTATCCTTGTACTGCTATATGCTGTGCTTCACGTTCGGCTGTTTCAACAATTTTAGCAAGTTCGTTTAGACGATCTGCTACTTCTCTAAAGTAACTGTTTCCGGTTGCACGAGCTTTATCATGTAACCACATTACCATTTGACTGTCTTTTTCATTTATCATTTATCATACTCCCAAGGAAAAACAATCCAAGGATCGCCTTCGCTAGTATCCACTGTTTTCCAATTATAATTTACACCGTCAAAAATTGTATGTGTTTTTTCACACATTGTAGCAAAGCGAACGTTTTGTCCCCATACAGTGTCCCAATTTGGATGAGCAGGTAAGCAGTTCTTTTGCCAATCATCTTTAATCCAGTTAAAGGTAGCACCAGTATCGTTGATATCATCTACAATGAGTATATTCTTTTTCTTAGCAGGATCGCTTGTAGCTTTACTCCAAACATCATCTCTACCAATCTCGGATACATAACCAAATGCATCTTCTGCCATCCAACAATTTGATTCAGGACCATTGCCGCTACCGTCACGTAATCTAACATCTAGTGTATACATGTTAGCATCTATCAAATGACTAATACGCAGTGCTAATGGCAAGCCACCTCTGTTAAGTCCTACAATATAATCTGGACGCCACGCATCATTATACATTTGTAACACAATGTCTGTGGCAGCATCATGCAAATCATTGTATGTGTAATATTGTTTGTTCATTTCATACTTTCTATTGCTAGTTTTGCAGTTAGCATAACATTTTTATTTTTGAAAGTCAACACCAAATACTGCTCAAATGAACTAGAAGCGGTTTCTCCTGTTCCATACTCAAAACTTTTCCAAGTAAAATCTTTTCCATATTCTAGTCCGAGTTGTCCTAGTATATTGCTTACACGTGCAAGTGCATCGACAGGTGTATATCCTGCATTAAGAGCACCGCCCCCACCAGATAAATGATTGGGGCGGTTACTCAATTTGTTAACTGAAATTTCCAGTTTATTGTTCACGCAGTTTACCACTAATTGCTTTGAGTAATAAACCGTATGCTGGAAGGAATACAATTAGACCTACTACAATTTTTAGTACTGTTTGTGATCCTGCAATCTCCATCCAATGTGCAGCCATATATTCATCTGCGCTGTTGTGGAAAGCAACTGCAAAGAATGTGTAACTGTCAATTACGTTTGCAACAACAGTTGATAGTGCAGGTGCAGCCCACCATGCTTTGTAGTTTTCACGTATCCATTGGAACACGTAAACATCAAGCATTGCTCCAACTGCGTATGCAGTAGCACTTGCAAAACCAATACGTAGTGCAACACTCATTGGTGCGCCTTCTAGCATTACTACTAAAATGCTACCAATAATTGCTAGTGGATATGCATATGCAATTGTTGATCTTGCAGTTTCTTTACCAAGAAGTCTTACTGTAAGATCAGTAGCAACAATAACAATTGGGAACGTAAACGCTGCCCATGTTAATTTAACACCAAAGATTTCTACTGGAATCCCTACTAGTGCGTTTGAAATAGTAATAACAATAACATGCAATAATGCAAGTTTCATTACTAAACTTTTATTTGTCATAATTTTCTCCTTCAACGTGGCGCAAATTCTTGTTGTAGTTTAATGTTGTCAAAGAATTCTTTCTTTGTTCCCATGTCTTTATTAAATGCGCCGTGCAGCACACTAGTTTGTGTTAAACTAGAATGTGCCATAATGCCTCTGTTTTCACAACAGCCGTGTGTAGCTTGTACGTATACGCCTACGTCTCCGCTACCTGTAGCTTTCATGATTTCTTTAGCAATATCGTTAGCAAGTTCTTCTTGTAGTGTTCCACGTCTAGCACACCATTGTGCCAAACGAGTGTACTTGCTAAGTCCAATCAGTTTTTGTGCAGCAATAATACCGATGTATGCTACACCAGTTACTGGTTGGTGATGATGCGAACACATACTACGTAGTTCGCTTCTAACAACTAGCATGCCTTCATAACGATCATTGCTGTCATTAGGGAAACTAGTTGCACTAGGGCGAGGATCATATCGTCCGCCCATAATCTCATTAATATACATTTTAGCAAGTCTGCGTCCGGTATCCATACTGTTTGGATCGTTGTGTCTATCGATTACCAAACTGTCTAGTACACTTTCGAACTTGCCTGTAAGTTCTTCGATAAGTTCTTCCTTATCACCATTTTGCATAACTTCGCTAATGTTATCACCTGCCCAATAGCGGATGCCTGCATCATCGAGTCGTGCTTTTAATTGTTCGCTTTTTGCCATTATATTCTCCTAGTTATACACGGCGAGACGTGTTATATTCAATATACTTTTATGCAAAGTATTTGTCAAGCATTTCAAGGACATCGTCATACTTTGCAATTTCCATAATTTCCATTTCCATTGCTTCAATAATGTCCGGGTGTTCACCAATTCCTGTAGTATTATTTAGGTAAACTTCTACATTTGCCTTATGTTTATCTACGTGTCCTTTAGCATGACTACGTAGTGCTTCTAATAGAATCTCACGCATTTACTATTTCCTTTCCTTCAATTTTATCATATAATTTACTGCCACTAAAAAATTTGTTATGCAATTCTGCTGCATTACTATTTAGGTAATTACTATAGTTTTTATGATTTTGCATATACTTACGAATACGCTCTATAACTTTACCTTTATGTTTTTGATAACTATCCCATGACTCTGTCCATTCACTTGGATATCTAAATTCCTCATCATACATTTCTGTATAACTTAAACGATCTGGAACCATCGGAATAGCACCTACTAACATACCTTCAAATGCACTAATACCTAGTGTTTCTTGCAGGTTAGCACTAAACACAATCTTAGCTTCTCCTAGTATATTATGATATTCATTTTTAGTTAGTTGTTTTTCCTGACAAACAATAAACTCGTATTCAGTAAGTTCTTTTTTTAGATCATTAAAAATTTCTAACTGTTTCTCAGGAGCAAGCCTGTGTGGAAATACAATAGTGTCACGTTTTTCCATATTTTTATATGGAAGCATTGTATCACGTAAGTATTCCATTGGCCATCCTACAATACTAACGTTGTCTTGTTCCATAAACCATTCTGCAGGTTCGAGACCAAACATTGTTTTAAACTCTAGCAAATTCTCTGCAAATATTTTAGCATGAAACTCTGTAGCAAAGAAGTTGTCATCAAATACATGAAACATACTTTTCTCTGCATAACGTACCCAAGGTTTATTACCTATAAGTCTTCCTAAAAAATCTTGAGGATCATAGCTACCAGCATGCCACATACCACCAATAGTGATTTGAACACCTAATAGCTCTGCCATATACTTGAGTTGGATAACTGTAGGATTCCAAGCATCTGTGTATAAGAAATAGTCTCCGTCTTTAATTTCTCCGTTGCAAAACATTTCGCCTATTGTTTCAAGTTGTTTAGACTTGTAAACATTAGTACCGCCGAAATTAAGAAAAGCGCCAGGTGTAGTAGCTTGCGGAGTTTCACCTCCGCTAATAACTACTACATTATCTGTACGCTTTTGTAGTTGCTTAGGTAGATAATCTTTCCACTGTTTAGTATATCGAGTATCTACTGCTTCGATGTCAACTATATATACAGTCATTAAGCTGCCTTAGGTTGATACACACCTACGTGAATTTTAAGTTTCTTAGGGCTACGTTCAGCACTAAGTTTTACACTTACATCGTAAGTAATTGCAGTGTCACGAATCATTCCTTGAATGTCGTAACTTTGAATTAAATTAGCATATTTAAGATCACTTAAATATAAGTTAAACAAACGACGAACAGTTTCTTCACTGCCTCGATTTGTCGCTAGTACACCGTCATATGGTTCGATAATCTTAATAAGATCCCACTTAACGTCATTTACACTTACACGCCCTTGACGAACGTCACGAATATCAGTTGCTACATTATTCATAGCTGCATGTTGCTCCGTTTTCATTATCCTCGCTTACAGTAATTGTCATTTTGCGATTAGGATATTTGTTGTTAATTGCTTCTGCAAGATCATCACAAATCATCTCACAGGATTTAAAGTCAAGTTGCAGAGTATTTTCTGCATAAAGTTTTTCTAACCAGCGTTTAAACTGGATAAATTCAATGTCTCGATCGTCGTGGAATACTTCAATCTCAACTTTAAAATGAAACATATGACGATGAACATAACCTAAGAAACTTACGTCATACTCGTCACCAGTTGCAAGATTGGGATCATCTATTGCTGCAGGATACTTGTGTAACCCTTCTTTTTGAAAGGTGACCCAAATATTTGTTTTTGTTTTATTCATTTTGTTATCTTCCTCACGCATACGCCGAAGCATATATTCGTAATAACGTTCTTGCATTATTTGTCTTCAGTATCAGTATCAATAACTGATAGTTTTTTCTCAACTCTCTGCATGATTTGCATCATTTCCCATAACTTCCAATCCATTGTTTTTGCAAGTTCATAAAACGATTCCATAGATGCTTCTTCAGTTTTTTCTTCTACAGGTTCGTCAATAACACGAATTTTCTTAACCATTTTTTATTTCCTTTTTAACGGTTTCAATTTGTTCTTTTAGTTTAAGTTTTTGCTTCTTAAGACTTTTTATACTTAATTCAGCATTAGTATGTTTATACAACTGTTCTATTTCTTTGTCAAGTGTTCTGTGTTTCTTTTCCAAACTTTTTAACAGTTGTGTTTTTTCTCGGGGCATTTTCTACTCTTTCCCTTAGATCACTTGTACTGAATCTGTGATCTCTTTTATTAAAGTACAGTTCAATACCACGCTTACGACAAATTTCTTTGCCAGTAAAATCTTTTTCACGATATTCTTCGCCTAGTATACGCATATCGATGTGATACATTGTTAAAATATCAATCAGATCTTGTTCAGTTTCATATGGGACAATTTCATCTACATATTCTACTGCGCTCAGTTGTGCATAACGCTCAACTAAACTTTGCACAGGCTTATTTTTTTCACCTGGTCTATCAATAGTCGGATCGGTTTGGAGACCGACTATCAAATAATCGCAATGTTCTTTTGCTTCACGTAACATAATAATATGTCCTGCATGAAGCAAGTCAAATGTACTACATGTAAAGCCTACTTTAGTCAAACTACTGTATCTCCTACATATTCACGCCAGTCTGTGTAGACTTTGCGTTTTTGTAATTCATGTAAATTATGACACCAAACACCTGGATTACTATGTCCCCATGTTGTATCATCTAGTTTAAGTGTTGCATTATAATTGAACTGTTTAATGTATGGAAGTTTAACACTTATCATACTAATATAGTTATCATATTCGTCAAACCCACATTCAAGTACATTAGATGCATGTTCTACACCAAAGTCCAATGTACACCAGTAACCTTCTTTAAGTAAAGGTGTAATCATATTTACCCAAAGTTCATATTCTTCCCAATTGTTAGGATTAAAACTTTGACTTGTACCAAAGTACAAGTGTTTAATTTTATGTTCATCTGCTTTTTGTGCAATTTCTTTAGAATCTCGAACACCAACTACGAACAGTGTTTTTTCACCTTTCATGCAAGTGTTTTCAATTTCAGTACCAATAAAGTAAACTACGTCTTGGCGTTCGTCTGTATTTAATCCCATTTGATATAACCTCTGCTATAGCCTTCAGGTCGATTAACTGCATCTTCAAAGGCTTGTTTCCATTCATTATCACGATTATAACCTTTAGTCCAAATATTGTCAAGGTTTAATTTATTTGTTTCTTGCCATGTTACTGCTACATTCAATGCTTGTATAAAACTAACAGCACGTGGACTTGGAAAATGCATTGTTACATTATTCCATAACCAACTACTAAAATTTGTCATAACCATATCGGCTTTTTCGGCTGCCATAATTACAAGTCCGTTTGGTGCAACTTCTACTCTCATAAGTCTACTAGTATCACTTAAATCAATTACAACATCGTATTCAGTTGTATCAACGTCAGACATAAGCAAATCGCCCCAATAGTCTGCATTACTATGTCCTACTACAGTAATATCGTCGTACTCTAGTTTGACAATTTTCATTGTTTGATGTACAACACGAGCTAAAAACCCTGTACCTAATATAAGAACTTTGCCGCCTTCACGTCTGCGTAAGTCTTCTAAACTATTTAGAATTACATTAATACCACATGCAACAGGTTCTGCAATGTATTTAGGATCTAATTCAGGAACATTTACATAAGTGCCTTCTCGAGCAACATAGTAGTCTGCATATGCAGGCTCTCCACGTGTTGCAACATACTCTCCTGTTGCTGTGTTGATACCTAATCCTTCGTGTCCGTGCATATGTGCAGGTAACAGCTGGAAGTCACCTTGCATCATTGCAACATCACTGCGACACACTCCAGTCATAACTGCTTTGACTAGTATGTCGCCTTTATTTAATTCTGGGATTACGTAAGTAGTTTCATAAAATGCACCTTGCCCATCTGTAGCAAGAGCTCTTACAGTGTCGCCACATGTCGGTGTATCCATAGATCCATCTCCTTTTGATGTTTCCAAAAATTATCGTTTTTCCAATTATCAATTGCAGCGTTAATCATATTTTCATATGCACTTTCTGGACACAACGGACCTAGTTCAATCCGTTCGTCGTCAAAATAAATTGCAAAATCATCTGTTGTTTTACTTCTCCAATTAGAGTATATCTCAAAATTTTGATATGTCAATAAACAATAGTCATCTACATCATATACACCATTTTCAATTACATCACCATAGTCACTATCTGTTAGGTCATCTAATGTCCAGTTCTGTTTTAGAGATGTTTGTGTTCTAACTGAATGTTTCCAAGTTGGATATAGTAACTGATAGATGCTCAGTAAGTGTGGAGTTAAGTCTCTACTGACACCGCCATATGCTAGTTTTTTATTAGTAAACCAGCTACCCGGACGTGGTACTCTGTTACTGTTAACCCAACAAATTTTTATATTTTCTGCGGAACTTGCACGTTGTTTTAGTTCTTCTATCTCTGCGTCTGACCATCTGTGTTGATTATTTTTGGTCATCATAAATCTTGTTGTAGGATTATATGTGCAAAGTTTATTCCATTGATCTACATTCTTAACACCGGGCTTTTCTACAAACACAATGTCACTAACTTTAGCTGCAGCATTTGCTAAATCATAATGTGTTGTATTAGGAGTACAAATGTGTGCAGTAGCAAATGACTGATCTTCTGGAATTTCAATATAGTCGGCATCTTTGTTGTAAGGATCTACGTATACAATATCCCAACCTAAGCGTTCGTATATGCTACCATATACTGCTTTACCAAATCCCATGCCGACTATAAGTGTTTTCATTATACTGCCTCAAATAAACTGTTAAATTGTGCACTAGTATTAACAGTTTTCTTTCCTACTGCACCACGTGTACCAACAACCATCATCCAAAGTTTTTCATGGTCATCAATCATTTTAAGTGCTTTTTCTTTATCGTCAAGTTCAAAGATACGTGCAATTACGTCTTTAACTTCTGTACGATCAAAACGGTTATCAACTAACATACTAGGATAATCTCCTGCATCATATGCTCTGTTTGCAGCTTGTACGCTATTGATATGTGTATAAGTGTTATGATTCATCATAAGCATATAAGCAAAACTATCCCAAGATGTTTTAGTTTCTGTGCCCATTCTATTTGTATCGCCTGGCGCATAACAACAAATATCATTTACTTTTAGACCTTCACTTAGTGGTGTAGGCATCCACGTATGTCCGTACTGTGCACAATGTTGTGTTGCATAGTCATCATACGATGTAGTATTTGTTGCAAGTTGACGATCATCAAATGCATCTCCCATCATATAACTCCACTTGCCATTATGATCTAGTCTATGTCCTGTGTAGAACTGTCCATTTGCAGTACATAAAAACGGACTTGCACAGTCAAATGTGATAGTAAAGTTTTCGTTATGATTCTTACGTACACCACGTTGTATTGCTGTAAGCACAAGTGCCCATTCTAGTTTACTTGTGCCCAAGAAGTGCATTACATCATGATAACCTTTTTCTAGCAATCCATCAAAACGTAGTTCAACTACACGTTTTAGTGCTAAATGAATATCACACATGTTTTGTCCACCCATTGCCCAGCCGTTAAAGTGTGCATCTGGATATTTTTTAGGATCACAATAGTGTTTCATTTGCGAATACCAATCGTCTGCTTGTGCAAAGTTTTCACCTTGTAGTACGTTTAAGAACTTACAGTCACCGCTACGATTGTTAATAAAGTATTCGTTGTTTTCTTGTGTGCCTTCTACTGCTTCTTGATAGCTACCAATTTTACTTGCTGCAGCGCCATCTGGCGAACGACTTACCCATGCTGGAATATCAAGTATCATTCCATAGTCCATAAAGGCATCCATCCAACGTAGTACGCCTTCACGTTTCTTTTGTGCTTGTGGACAGCCACTACCTTTGCGCCAGTCGCCTTCCCATTTGCCTTTACCAATTTGGAAGCCACCTGAGTCTCCTAGCAACCAACTAGCTGAACGATCTCTTACACGATATTGATCTTCACGGTACATATCTTTGTTTAAGTCTAGACTAGCGTGTCCTGCAGAGTGCAAACTCCATTTGTATTGCCATAGTCCTTGATTGTCTAACCAATTGAGACTTTCAACACCGTTAGTTAAATGACTTGGGATACGATTTAAGTCAATGTAAGGAGTACCAGAGCCTTTTTTGTTTTCGTCAAATGGCTCTAGTCCTCGTCGCTGTCTACCCACAAACAGTGCATAGAATGTACTAAGTGCAGGCAAGAAAATAGCAAAGTCGTCTTGTCTGTCTGTTAAGTTTGTTGGTAGTTGTGTCATTTACTTACTTTGTGCTGGAAGGATATATTCGTATACCGCTAGTCCATTGTCTACTTCAATCATTGCTGCGCCCATATCACTAAACTTCATAGTAATATCGCCTGTTAAGTTAAGAATATTCATAACTTCACTTACAGGATATTTCCAACTTTGATTTAAATTACCGCCAACGCCTGGCTGGAATACAAAGTTACCTGTGTGACCACTGTCATCACCGAAGAAGAATTTTAGATCACCATCTTCTACTTTAGCAACAAACAAACTTTCTTCGCTATTAGCTTGTGCTTGCATTTTAAAGCGAGCAACACTTGCACTGTGTGGCTGTACTTCTACATCCCAATTAGCACCTTTAAAACGTACACTTGCTAGTTTTTCTTCCATTAGTTCTTTTTGCATAAAGCGGAAGTCGTTTTTAAAGTCGCCTGTTGCGTTTTCAAACTTCATACTAAACGGTTCTTGTTCACCGTTACGTTCACGTGTGTTAACAGTGATGTTTGCATTTTCCTTGTATTCAGGAATGTTAAGTAGAATGTTTAGTTTGCTCAAGTTAGGCATACCAAATGTGCCATCTAATCCTGGAATAGCACTCTTATACTTTGCTTTAACAACAACAAAGTTATTGTCGTCTTTAGCTTCGATTTCTGTTGCAGCACTGTCGCTAACAACTTTAACTGCTTCGATGTTTCCTACACCGTGTGTATGTTTTACAATATCGAGTAGATAATCTCTCATATGTTTTTCCTTTTTATTAACTGTACGTTATAACTGCCTTGTGTGCGAGTATTAAATTTGTAGTTTCTTACAAATCTATTTAGGTGGAGCCATGTTTCAATTTCGTTACGTATCATTCCTTGTCCACAAATAATTTCACAAGATTTATAGTTATCATAATAACACTCTTGCAAGAACCTGTCAACCATTTTCCATGCAACATGTATATGATAACCATGTAAATCTAAACTTCGCTTCATCCAAAATCAAACAAACTTTCAAATGTAGTTTTGTCCTCTGCTTTAGTTAAGTCGATATCCAAAACTCCTAGCAAGTTTTCAATCTTCTTTGTGATAATTGTTTCTTCCATTTCATCTGTATCAAACGGAAGTTCTTTAAACCAGTCTGGGATACGAGTTTCGTCTGTCGGATATCCGATACTAGTAAATCCCATTGGATTACTTTTTAGTTTACAGACAATAGTTTTCATACCATCCATAATTTCCATACTATACTTGTCGCCGTTTAGTCTACGCATTCTGTTATAGTTAATTGCTGCACGAACATGTCCAGGCATGTTTGCTTTGCCTTTGTACATTTCCTGTCCGTCACGAGTCTTTTCCCATTCTAGTCCTGTGTAATATGTTAGTTTGTTAACACGTTTAGGTGTTCCGATTTCCCACGGCTCTTTGTTTCTAAACTCTTGTCTAAATTCAATAATACGATCGATTAGTTCTTCGTTGCTTGTGCCTGTTAGCGTTTTTAACAATAGTTCATTCAAGAAGTCTTGCATAAATGCTGGAGTGTCACTACGTTTCAAGTCTAAGCCCATTGCTTTAATTTTGCCTGGCTTGCCTCCTTGATCTTCTCTGAATCCTTCGTTGTCATAAACAAGAATTGCATAGCGTTTCTTCTTAATAAAGATGCCAGCACGTGCGCAAACTTCACGACCCGCTGCAATAATTTCGCCTTGTTCTGCATTTAATACATTATGTGCACGAGCCATATAATCAGGGAAAGTTACATTTGCTTGTTCACAAACTTCATCATAAATTGCAGTAACAGTATCCTTATCCCATGTGATTTCGCCAGCTTCGATTTGTTCTTTAAATATAGGATAAGCACTAAAGTATACAGAGTCTGTATCACCATATATGATTGCAGGTCCTACATGATTGTATTCGCCTGTAAACAGTTCGTTTACTTTAGCACCCATGTGTCTAGCAATAGTGCGTCCTGTTAGTGTTGTACTTTGACCCATACGTGGATCGTTGAATCTACTGCCAGGATTTAGTAGCGCACCATATAGTGAGTTCAAGTTAATCTTTTTAACAAGTTGTCGCTTATCCCAATACGCAAACTTTTCATCGTCTACGCCTTTTTGCTCTTTAGCATTTTTTTGCAGAACTTTACGTTCACTATACCAACGTTCTAGCAAGCCTGGAATGATACCTTTTTTAGTTTGATCAACAATAGTACCATTACTTGTTAGTACCCACGGCTGCCCACTTTCAAATATAATGTTGTATATTTCTGCACCTGTTGCAGACAGTTCTTCGCCATTTTCAAAGTCAATATACAGCAAGACTTCTTGGTCTTTGTCCATAACAAGTTCATATTCAGGACAAGCAAACTTGCCTTCCCATGCACGTGCAGGCTCCCATTTAAAATCATCTAACATTGGTACAGTTAGTGTGTGACGTATTTGTCCTACAATAGTTTCTGTACTTAAATTAGTACTACGCAAGATACTAGGATACAGACTGTTCAAGTCCATACTACCAATCCATTCGTGATAGCCGGATTTAGGAGTAGCAACATATGCGCCTGCGGCAGCAACTTGTTTAGGATAATGTTCTTGAATACGGTCATGTTCTTTGTCTGGAACAATCATGCCACGCCTGTGTGCTTCGTTTACAATAGCCTGGTCTGTAACAGCAACCGCACCCATTGTTGTTTGTATAAGCACTGTGTTGTCGTGTGCAATAACGTTTGCAAGGTCAATGAACTGTAGCTTGTTGTCTAGTTTGACTAGTAGTTCGACGTCTTGTCTGTTATAGTCAATAAACGTATAAAAGTCATTGTTGTATAACTGATCTAGTGTACCTTGATATGCAATTTTACGTTCGTCAAGTTCGTATTCGCCAATAGCATCCAAACTATAAGAATGCATTTCGTGATATGTATACTTGCGATATAGTTCCATATAGTCTAAGTGCAAACGACCGATTGTATCAAACGTTTCTTGTGTTTTGCCAAACTTTTCATACTCTCTGCGTTTTGGATATTTGTTCCACAAACAAAAACGTTTAGTATGTTCCTTGCCAAGAACTCTTGCTATACGATTAACCATATATGGAATATCAAAGCCTTCGCTGTTCCATCCGCTTAATACATCTGCATCTTCAATAAGATCTAAGAACGTTTGTAGTAGTTCACGTTCATTGTCCATTAACAGTGTATCTTCAAACTTATCGCAAATTTCTTTTGCAGTTTCACGAGTAAGTGTATCAGGTTTGATAACCAAACATATAGTTCTGCCAATCCAATTTAAGTGTACACCGATTGCTGTAACAGGATTAAACGGATCTTCAGGCGGCGCAAAGCCTACGTCTTTATCAAAGTCAACCTCAATATCGAAAAATGCAGTTTGTAGTTTAGGAGGATCAATATTTAAATAATTATCTGCTAAACATCTAAATACAGGATTAATATCACTTTCAAAAAGTCGTTGCCCACTGTATAGTTTCTTTTCTTTTTTGAATGCTTTACCGTTTGTAGTTGTAAAACGTTCTAACTTGTCGCCGAAAATACTTTCGTATTTGCCACGTTGATCTTTGTAGTAAAACGTGTAACGTGCAGGATACTCTCTGTATTCTCTGCGCCCGTTTACACGCTCTGCTACGTATATAATATCTTTATCTCTATCGAAATGTGCGTCTACATACATTAAACGTCTTTACCAACTGCCGCTAATACTTCTTCTAGTTCGTTAAATCCTTCTGCTACTTTAGCAAACTCTTGCTTGTATGCAATACGGATAGCTTTGTTAATTGTTGCAGGTTTCATGTCTAGTTCTTCTGCAATTGCTCGTACAGTATCAGTTAGTCCGCCTTTGAGCGTTTCTACTTCTGCTGTTACTTGAATACCTTCGTTGATAATTTGTTTAAGTTTCGTGATCTCGCTGTCACTGAAAGAACGTGTAGGCATATGCTACTCCTTTTAATTTAGTTATATTGTTATGAATATAAGATAAAAAAAGCGTTTTGTCAACGCTTTTCTAATTCTTCTAGACGCTTTTCTATGCTGTCTATTTTTGCTGTAATTTTCGGATACTTCTTTCTCCAAGCATCCTCTGGCTGTTCTAGCCATGTTAAGCCCCATCGTTCTACCAAGTAATCTACCATACGGTCAAACTTAGCATAACCCCAAAGACCTAATCTTGTAGTGCTCAAGTATGCTAGTACCATTGCACCTGCAATACTACCAGCAATACTTGTGTAAATCCATGTACGATCGCTCGCCATGTTTTGTATCATATCCCACATTATTCAGACTTCCAAATAGTCCATGCGCCATATGCAATTGCGGCATAGCCAACCAAGTTAACCGGTGCCATTACCATTACCAAACCAGCCGCTACTAGCATCACTCCATCCAGTGTGGTTCTTTCTTTTAGTCTGTTTTTTAACCAATTCATTGTACTCTCTCCAATATTTGTTTCGATCATTAGTTGATGTTTTATTAGCTTCGTGCTCTTTTAGTTTCATTACATAATGATCTGTATCCATATTATTCTCCAAACATGCTGATTAGTTCTGGACCAAAACTTCCTGCTGCCCAACCTAGTGCAACAATAGCAATTACTCCCATTACTAACCATTTCATTTTAAAGTCATCTACATCCATACGTAGTGCAACTAGTTCATTTCCTAGTATGCGAACACTAACTTCTAATTTACCTTTATCATCTTTTTCGGTCATTCGTCTTCTCCAAATAGCATTGCTAAACTAATTGGACCCATAACACCATCTGGAGTTAGTCCATTTTCTTCTTGCCATGCTTTTACGTGTGCTTCAGTGCCACGGCCAAAAATTCCGTCTGCACCAATTTCCAATTCTTCTTGTACTGCACGTACTGTTGGACCACGTGAACCTAAACGTACTGTTTCGTATACAATTTTACTTGGCTCCCAATGTCCGCCTAGAACTTCCATAGCGTGTTCGTAATGCTTCTTACGATCTTCTAATCCAATGTAGCCACCGTTGATACGTTTTGTTGCACCTTTAACATCACGAGCATCTGCATACTTGTTGATGTCATTTGTATCCCAGAACCAGCAAGCACTGTCTAGCGCACCTTTTTTAGTACGCACGTACTCCACTGCTTCTTCAGGTGACATATCTACTTCTATTCCGAATTGAGTATAGTTATAGCGTCCTGTAAGTTGTAGTATTCCACCACCACGGTACCGCCAACCATCACCGCTATCAGTATCCCCATTATCCATTCTATTGGCATAAATGACGTTAGCAATCTTACGAGGTTGTCTGTGATATTCTTGAGCATCTCTGCCTGCCCTTTCAAAATATTTTGGAAAAATTGCGTTAAGTGCTTTTGCACTATAGTTTAAGTTTTCGCTTAGTACTTTAAAGTTGTTAGATTCGTGTCCGCACTGTGCAATAAACATTGCTACACGCTCTGGTGTATCCATTTCCCATAATGGAAGAACTTCACACATTGCATCATACCAATCTTCTGCTTCTTCGTTTCCACGTAGTAATTCGATTGCCATTTCTTCGGTAAAATCGAATTCAAAATCTTCTACTGCCATTTTACAATTCCTTGTTTTATGTATTGCTATTTATTTTACAAATGCACCAATTCTGCCGTGTACATCTGGGTACTCTCTATATGTATATCCTTCTGGCGGTACAGTGCTTTCACCTTTCCACACAGGAATAAAATGATCTGCATCACCGTCAAAGTCTACATTATGTCTTAAATGTACTTCTATTAGGTTGCCGTCTATGTATTCGCAGTTTACCCATTCATACTTTTGTAAAAATGGCATAATTAAACTTGGTCTATTTACATAGTCTTTTGTACGTTTCCATTCTTTCCAACGTACAAAATCGTCGTCTTTGTGTTTGAAACCTTCTACACACAATACTTGCAAACCATAATGATAATCTACACTTAAATGTCTGCCTACAAATATTTCGCACCAAAAGTGTCCAGGTGTTAAATGATCTGTTGTATTTTCAATATACTCAATACTAGCACCTAAGCCTAGTCCTATTGCATTTACTGCAGGACGTACAATATAGTAGCCTGGTTCGTCTACTCTAACACCTACAGGTCCGCAGTTGTATCCCATTTGTTTGCTGAGTATAAGTTTATCCATGATCCACATATCTGCCGGATCAATTGTTTTCCAAACTTCTTCTTCTGGGTGCATTAGAATCCTAGTTCTATTCCGCTATCAACGCCTGTCCATTCGTCTCTTGTTCGAATTGGGCGTTCTGAACAATGTTCACATTCGCATTGTTGACAAACATCATTTGCACAATCTTGGCACTCAGTGCCACAGTGATGATCACAATGACAGTTTTGACATTTACAAGACATTGATTACTCCTTAGTCTTTTTTACGGCAAGAACCTGGCTCGCCACGTTTCTTCCCTGGAACTTTTTCATACCCATCCCAGCATTTATCATATTCTTTACTGTTAGGATGTGCTTCTGTTGTCTTTTTACGGCGTTGCATTTTACCCATTGGCTGTGCAACACTAGCAATTCCACCTGCGCTAGTCATTTCGTTGAACATTTCTTTACGTTTCTTTTCAACATACTTGCTAGCACGAGCATACATACCGTCGTATCTGTCATTCATTTGGTCATCTAAGTCCATGTTATACAACCAGTCTTCAATTTCTTCTAATTCATCTTGTTCGTATGCTTCCCAATCAAGTCTTGAAATATTACTAAAGTCCCAATCCAGGTCATCCATAAATTCTAATCCTGCTGATTCTTTAACTTCTTTTTCATCGTCATCTTCAATGCCACGCTTCTTTTTACTGTCTTTGATTGCTTGTTGCATAATTTTTTGCAATCTCATTTGTGCTTGCATGTTGTGGTCTGGACGTCTTTTTTGACCTTCTGGTATCTCTCCAGTTGGATCCATTTTATTAATGGCATCAATGATTAATTTGTCCAATTGCTGATGCAATGACTTACCGCCATCGGGTAATTTTTTCATTACGCTCGACATACCAATATCAAATGCTAGCTCTTCATGTGCTCGCATTCTCATTTCGTGTTGGTTTACACCTTTTTTTAGCCCTGCTTTAAACTCATGAAATGCTGCTTCTACGGCTTGATCTGGATCGTTAAGATCTATATCGAGATCTTCGTTATCTTCCATTGCTTGTTTGCGAATAGTTGCAAAGTATACACTTTCCCAATCATCGCCGTACTGCTTTTTCATTGACGCTTTCATGTCACTGTCATCGTACTTTTTCTTTAAACGCTTTTCTTTTGACTTTTCTGCTTTAGTCATTTTACGTTCGTCAACTTCATCTGAACTATGTCCTAAATGCTTGTGTACAAGTGCATCAAGTGCACGGTGAAAAGCATCAATTTCATCATCTGACATTTCTTCATTAACACGAGGACCATTAATTAAGTTCGGTGCTTTTGGTTTGGGTGCAGTACGAGCACGTTGCGCCGCTGCCATTTCTTGATCATAAGTTGACTGACTTACAGGACCACTTGCAAGTCCACCACGGCGAAAACCTGGATTCAATCTTGATGTGCCTGCTGGTAAAGCTGCTGACTCAGTTTGTAGACCATACTGTGCAAACATATCAATGATCATGTCTTTGTTTGCTTCCATCCAATCACGTTCACGTGTCATACTGTATACATGTCCATAAGCATCATAGGCGTGCATGTTATGGCGAATTGCATTTTCTGCGTGTTGCGCCATTGCTGAATCGCCATCTTCATCTGTGTCTGGCCAGTCAATACTGCCAAGCCCACGAGCAGATTCTTTCATGCCACGTCTGTCGTTGTCTAGTTCTTTAAACTCATCATATGAAAGATACATGTCAGTATCTGGATCGTAGTACGCACCTTCTTTTGGATCGTAGTAAACTACTTTACCACTTAGTGTACTAAATGGTCCTTCTAAACCTGGACGTTCTTGATAACGATCTCTGTCAATTGGTGGAAGTTCTTTGTAGCCTTCGCTATATTTTTTCTTTTTATTTTTGTTATATTTTCCTTCACCGAGTGCACCTTTATTGTAACGTTGTGCAATTTGGCTTAGTGTGTCTCCACTTTTTACTGTGTACGAACCACCGTTTGGCAAAGTAATTGTGTCACCTGGATAAATTTTATTTGCATCTTTAATACCACTTGCACGTGCCAAATCTTGATATGTAACTTTTGATTGTGTTGACTGTTTTTTAGCAGGCTCGTTAAATTTAAGTGCTTGTTTTACTGCATTGTCAATACTTGGTTTGTCTGGGCCAGTTGTGGTTGGACGCAATTTAGGACGAGGGCTTGTTGCTCTGCTTGGTTCTTTTGTTTGTGGTTGAGCTGCTGTACCTGGTGCGGTGATTTGATAATTAGAAGATTTTTTAATTACTTTGTCCGCATGTGTAGTAGCCATTGCTTGCGCTTTCGGGCCACGACTTAAAATACCAGGGCCGCCATTATACATCATAACTGCTACTCTGTCATCTTCTGCACCATATGTATTTTTCATAGCAGAATAATATCTCATAGCAACATCTGTGTTAACAAACGGATCTTCAACATCAGCTAAACTAAAGTTTGTACCGTAAATTCTGTTAACGTCATCGATTGCAGGTTGACGAAGTTGGAAAATACCAATAGCACTACCACCGTCTCCACGTGCAGAATTATCAAATCCACTTTCTTGATCTGCCATACCCATAGCAATATGATACGGAACATTGTATTTTTCTGCTGTGGTACGAATCATTTCAGCTGTTGCATCACCTACTTTTTCGCTCACTGGACGTAACTTAGGGCGTGGACTTGTTGATCTGTCTGATCCAGGACGTAACTTAGGACGTGGGCTTGTACTTCTAGGATCTGTTAATCCTTTGTTTTGAGGATGTGATGGTTGATCCATGTGTCCTGCATTTGGATTAAAATAATCATGGTCTGTATCAAATCCACGTGTACTTCCTGTCATCTGACCATTTGGTGCACGTTCACGACGACCGATATTATCGTTAGGTCCTTCTTTCATTACAGTTGTAATCATTTGTGTTGTATCAACTGTAGGTCCTTCAAAAATAGTAAGCATACGTACACGGTCTTCGTCTTTTGTAGTAAGATTCGGATACGCTTCCATTACACGTTCCCATGAAAGAGATGCAGTATCTTTTAGTTCTGATTCTGTTAGTGCACGTTCATTATAGTATTTTTTACTTTGTGCTTGTGCAGCACTTTCACCGATAAAACCTACATGCTTTAATAGTTTATTAGATAGTTTTTGTTCGTTAACTTTTTTGTATTCATCTAGTGCAATTTTATATTCTACTACTACACGTTTATATTCTTGTTTCATCGAAGCACGTTCTTCTTTAAGCATATTGTCTTTGTGTAATGACAAGTATTTTTTAATGCTTTCTTGGAAATATTTTTTAGTTGTGTCCCAACTGATAACTCCATGTGCATAACATTCAAATACACTATACATATTTGCCTGAACTTTATCAAACTCTCTACCTGTGACTGCAAATTTGTTTCTTGATTCTTTTGCAATGTCTAGTATGTTTTTTGCTGCTTTAATAGGTTTCATTTTGTTTTCCAATATTATCTATCTAATTTTAATGGGCTTGTTAATTTTATAGGTGAAAATTTCATTGCAGTTGCGTCTACCGGTCCGATACCAGGTAAACCAAATCCTGGTAATCCGAATCTACGTCTTGTTCTTTTTTTACCATTGCCTTTACCGCCTTTAGGTTTTAATCTAGGTTGTGGCAGTGGCCTTGGGCCTGGAACAGGAACAATCTCCGGTGCCTTTATAGTTTTAGGAGTAGTTTTAGGCTTACTTGGTGTAGTATCTGGCGTTGGCTTAGTATCGGGTTTTGGCTCAGCTGGCTTATCGGATGGCTTAGTATCCGGTCTACTATCGGGTTTTGGCTTAGTATCTGGCCTACTATCGGGTTTTGGCTCAGCTGGTTTAGCTGGCGGTTTAGTATCTGGTTTTGGTGTAGGCGTTGGCCTATCAGCTGGCTTAGTATCTGGCTTTGGCTTAGTATCGGGTTTTGGCTCAGCTGGCTTATCGGATGGCTTAGTATCCGGTCTACTATCGGGTTTTGGCCTGGTATCTGGTTTAGAATCTGGCTTCGGTTGTGCCGGTTTAACTGGCGGTTTAGTATCTGGTTTTGGTGTAGGCGTTGGCCTATCAGCTGGCTTAGTATCTGGCTTTGGCTTAGTATCTGGCTTTGGCTTAGTTGGTTTTTTTGGTTGACCGGGAACAGGTTTTGTGTCTGGACGGGTACGTGGCTTACTACCCGGCTTATCAGATGGCTTTGGCTCAGCTGGTTTAGCTGGCGGTTTAGTATCTGGTTTTGGTGTAGGTGTTGGCCTATCAGCTGGCTTAGTATCTGGCTTTGGCGTTGTTTCTGGCTCCGGCACTACACGAATAGGAGGCCCTGGTTTGTTTGCGGGCTTCGGATCTGTTTTAGGTGTAGTACGATCTGGAGCGGGATCACTAGTTGCTGGTTCTCCCAACTCTGGTGCAGGAAGACTTGCTGCAGCTTTTGTTAACGCATCTTTTGCAGCTACATATCTAGGATGAGTACGTGGGTCGCCACTTGCTATGTCATCTGCTGACATAGCATTTGCTTCTGCATCTATTAAGTCAACGAAAGCCTGAGGATCATTGGTCGAAAGATGATCTAAAAACTTTTCTGCTTCGTTCCAAGCTGCCGACTGATCATCTGATATAGTGCCATCGGCTGCAGTAGATGGAGTTAGTGCAAATCCTATAGCACCGAATAATCTTCCCAATACACCTTTTGCTAAAGATCCTGCTTTTGATCCCGTAGATTTCGGAATACTGGGAATATTGCCCGCTTTAAAATTATTGTTTGCTGCTTGTAATGCTTTTGGATTATCTAATAAGTAATTTGTTATTGCATTTTTAAATTGTGGTGTTTTAAACTGCGGATTTAAATTCACAATATTATTTACAGTTCTCGCTGCTTGACTTGGACTTACTTTGTATTGATTCTGAAATTGAACCGGATCAAGTCCTCTTAAATTAAACGCAGGCACTGCTTCGTCTAATGATTCTTTGTTGCCTTCAGTGAACTCTGTAAATTTCATATTAGATTTCCTCGATAGGAAGGTCATCTACTATTTCTGGTTGACCTTCTGTAGCTTCTATATATTCCATATAGTGCTTTACAGTAGCAATGTAATCTGCTGCTTTAGTGATTTTACTTTGCACCCAAGGTTCTAAATTTTCGTTGTCTTGAATCATGCCATGCAATTGAATAGCATACTTTGAAAGTTTATATAGTTCACTTTTTGCCATCCATCCATCATCGTCGGTGTCATCTAATACACCTTCCATAATTTCGCTCATGTAAACTGTAGGCTCTGTGCCTTCTTTTAATTCTGTACTGTGTCTTTTCATCCACGCACGTGCAACATCGATGTCTTCGAACACTTTGCGTTCTACTCCGTTAACATCTAGTACTTTATATTCGCTGCCTTCTTTCACAAGTTGTGGTTTGGCAGCTGGGTTTGATTGTAATTTTTCTAATCTCATTGAGACGCTCCAAGTATCATGATAAGTAATTATACACTTATTTATCAGAGTACAGCATGAAGATAGCAATTTTCCTTACCGGTCTAATAATAGACAAAACTCCAACATTAGAATATATTAAACACATGTTTGATGATTTTGCAAGAAGAAATAGCTTGCAAATTGATTATTATTGTCACTTTTGGGATAGTACAGGTTTATATCCTTATGATATAGATTATCAAATTACAAAGATAACTGTACCTTGGGAAAATCGTGGCAGTGTAGATCGTGCAATTAATACTTTTAAACCAAGAGAATACAAAGTAAGTAAATTTTCAGATATACATGATCATTTTTTAATTTATTACAAAAACAAATTTAAAGACAATGAATGGGTACAAGACACAATTTCAATGATCGAAGATCAGCAATTTAACAAAAACTTACATCCAAACTTTTTTATAGACAACTTTAAAAATCCACATCATGTATTTGATAAATGGTGGCACTATCATGTATTTTACTGCAGATATGTTCATGTTGTTTCACAAGCATTTAGTGCTTCGCAATCTAAAAATCTTATTAAGAATTCAAACGAAGAATATGCGGCTGTTATTAAATGGAGATACGATGTACTAGCTGATTTAATTTCTAATAATGACAAAATGATAGATGCAATTAAACATTGCTCAGATGATTCTGTTTTTTATACAGAATTAGCATGGGAAGGAAACGAATGGAAAGAAGACTTACCATATGATATTAACAGTGCGCCTGTGAACAAAACTATAAGTTTACACGACGGTTGGTGGATGACTAGTAATTCTGTTAATAATACATTAGCAGAAACCTTACTAACTAAATATTCCGAAGTCGATGACGGTCAACACATTAGATTTTATAAGTCGATTAAGTCCGACGAGTATCAGATTAAATTAACTAATAGAATACAACATAATATTATACGCTTTCCCGAATCAATACCAAAAGATTACAACTCAAAACCTTGGGAGTATTTTCATACATTGTATCAGAAAAACTTTAACACAAAAAAACAAAGCGATTTCAGAGGTCCTATAGATCACTGCGATGAAAGAGCAAAATACTATACTATCAAATATTTTAATTTTTATTAGGCTTTGTCAGGATTCTCAAATTGATATTGATTAAACTGTTGCTCGATATATTGGAAATTTAGTTGATGTAATTCTTCATCATACCGTATTAGTTTACAATCAAATGGCATCGGCCACACTACGCTAAAACTTAACATATTTGTCTTAGAGTACATTGCTAACTTATTCCATATCCAATGCGGCGGCTCTGGAAAATCACTTACTTGTAGTTCATACCATAATTGTTTGTGTTCGGTTGCTAATTTTAAACAATGATCTTCGATATTATTATTAAATTTGTACCAGACATCTGGTTTGCTTATGAATGCAAAATCTGCAAATAACGGAATACCACTGTCTATATAGAGCCAAGGCGAAAACATTTTATCATTGAATATTGGATTTCGATATATGTTTTCAAATGCTTCTGTCCAGTACTTTACATCCATATCTTTAAAAGCAACGTCACTGCGAGTCCGTATTACAATGTCATAATCAGATAGTGTTCCTAACATTTTAGTTATTTTGCCACTACAAATATACTGTCCCCAGAAGTTTTTAGCATAGTTGCTGATATATTGTTTTTCTACACCGAATAAATGTGCATGTTTGAATTTATCTGATACAAAGGACCAATCTAAATGTTGATTTATATTTTGTACACTATCTATAAATTTATCTATTACATTGTCATAATTTTGTATATGATACCGTATAGGTGCATATGTATTTTCTATTCTACTACGCAAATCAGGATCACCGTCGTCCCAAAAATATCCGTAGTAATCTACGTCAATTCCACAACCGTCGGGAAAAACTCGATTTTTAAACCACCAGGCACCCTGCTCAAGATGTCTTGGCTGCCCGGTTACTAATACTGCTATTCTCATATAAAACTCTTAGTTTAGCGGAAGTTCTGGGTTAGATGTTCTGAAGTCTTTTTTACGCATAACTGTTTTAGCAATCAAATCTAGTTCTTGCTTGTTGCTATCCCAGTCTAATGCAAACGGTACGTTTACATCACTACGCATGTCTTTAATAACTGCTTCAGCGTCTGGACCCATTTGTGCAATTCGCTTACCATACTTATTATAAGCATCTTTAAACAAAATTGCAAGCTCTTTTAGTGTAATTGGCTGTTTATTTCTTCTATCATTTACACGATCCAAAAAGTGCTTTGTAAATTCTACATCAATTCCAACTGCAGCAAATAGTCTATCCAAATGTTTTTCTAATGTATCTAACATCGGCTGTGTAATCTCTGTTGGATAACCTTCGCTTTCAGCCATGTACTTGTCACGATACATCTGTTCAATTTCTCTGTGATCAAAACCGCCAAACGTTCTACCAATGTCAAATGCATAACTGCTGATACTGCGTCGATTACCTTTACTCATTACAAGACGGTGCATTGCTGCTAACATAGCTTCAATGAACGCTTCTTTTTGTCGTCGTTTTATTTCTGCTTGTACTTCATCTTTGCTCATCGCTTCCTCCATATTAGGGAAGTCGATGTTTAAAAGTTCTGATAATTTCATCTTAAATCATCCCTGTACTCTTTCACGTAGTAATTCATTGGTTCGGTGTTTACTATTTCGAAGGTCTCGCCGTCGATATTCACGCCTGCCAACTTTTTTGGTTTTTTGCTTGTGAATTTTACTACGTGTATTCTGCGCTCAATACCACGGTGGTTTACCTCAAGTATATACTGAGGAAACATATTACGCCACCATCTTTTGAGCAACTTCTTCATTTCTTTTTATTCCTTACTGCGAATTTAATTCTAGTTCGTATCTTACTGCTTCTAACTCGTCTATATAAGTTTGTAATTCTTGTTGACTTGCGTTTTTAGCCATAGCATCAAAGTCACCATCATACTTGTCCATTGCTGCATCAAATGTTGGAGCATGAGTATAAAGATATTCTAATGCACTGTCACCTATGGTGCCAACATAATCATACACTTTGTTGTATGCTGTTTGCAAATCTTTTACACCCAAGCCTTCGTTTAAATTTAGTCCTGCTAGTTGTACAATTCTATCTAAGTCTGACATTTTCATTTCTTTTTGCCTGCTTTCATATTAGCACACCAGTGATACATTTTTTGTTTTTCACCGCTGCTATTTTTTGCTTTACGTCTTAGTTCAGTAACGCTACCGTCACAACTAGCACCTGCTGCTTTTACACGCCCAGGTCTACTTTTGCCTTTTACTTTACCATCAGCAAAGTTTTCTCCCATTACACGTTGTTTAAGAGATTGCCACCAACTTTGATTTTGTTGATTTGTTTTTGTCTGTTGTTTAGGTTGTTTGTTTTGTCCACCCCAGTTAATTTTATGTGCTAGGCTACCTGGTTCATTTTCGTTAAATGCTGTATCAGCATGTTTCTTAGCACTAGCACCATCTGGGTGTTTTGGATTAATACCAACAACTTCACCGTTTATTAGTTCGCTTATATTACTTGCTTTGCCAATTTTGTCAAGCAATTGATGCAGTGGATCTTCAGGATCATAGTTACCACTTTCGTATCCACTTTTACCTCTTACTTCAGTGCGTTTACCTGTTTCACTATCTGTAATATGTAGTACATACATATCATCATCACGTTCTAATTGTAGTTTATAACCTTCTAGTACTACTTCGGAACTTTCTTTAAGATATGGCAAACTAAACCACAGTTTAAACCATTCTTGTGTGCCAGGCTTAACTTTATTCTTACGCTCGATGTCGTGAATACGTTTAGCAGTATGGCTCATGTTCTCTGTGATTTCATTCAACTTCATTTTACTAACCCTAAGTTAAATGCTTGGTTAGGTGTTGCACCTGGTACACCAAGAGGTTTTGGTTTACCATCGCCGCCAAAAAACTTTTTAGCCTGACGTTCTGTTTCGCCTGGTTTAACATCTACTGTAGTGTTAACACCTGGAACAATTTTACCATCTTCTTTTATTGCTATTCTTTGATTCTTAACATCATCAAACATTTTGTTAAATTTATTTAATGTTTTATCTAGACTTGCATTTACTTTTTTCTTTTTGTTATCAGTGTTAGATACCGGTACATTGTTAGTATTTGGTGTGACTACCTTAGGTGATGATGTTTTTTGATTTGGTTCCATTTTGTTCCATGGCTTAGATGTATCCCAATCTTTATTCGGAATCATTTCGGTAGGAACTTCAAAATCAAAAATACCAGGATCATAATATGGATTTGGTTGAGGATCACTGATACTGTTAGATCCAGGTTCTCTTACAGTGTAATCTGGTAAGTCATGTCCTATTGACGGAAATACTCTTGCTCGTTCAGCAGGATCAAGTGTTCTGCGTAATTCTCCGTAATCACGTGCACCTATTTCGCCAGATATTCTTCTGTAATCATCGTAATCTCCTCCTGTCATATCCAAGTTTCCACCGCTGCCCCAGCCTTCCTCGTCTTGTATAAGATGTTGAATTTCGTGTATAATTGTGTTGAGAATTTCATCGTCGGAGTTAAGGTCGCCCCAAGGATTGAGTGTACCGATACCAATTTGACCACCTCCGGCCCAACCTTGTTCTTCTGGATTACTAGAATTATCAAAAAATTCTATTTCTACATTTTTTAAAAATGGATATGACTTGAATATTTCGTCGTGGTTAAGAAATTTATTTAATTTTATTGGATTCATTGGCCTTTGATTTGATATAGTTGCGTTATGATCCGACACTTCTTGACGCCAACGTCCTTCTAAACCTCTAACAGTGCCTGTTGCAGCCCATATTTCTTCCGGAGAATATCCTTGTGACTCCATTCGTTCCGCTTTACGAGCACGATCCGGATCCCACAATTTAGCCTGTTGTCCTATCATTGTTGTCTTGGTAGGTTTGATGTTTTTATCTGCTGTAGTAGCCGGTTGTCTAACAACTGGTGTGTTGTTAATTTCAGGATTAAGTTTTCCTAAGCCAACTGATGCTCTAGAACCCGGACCTTCGGATATAAATTCATTTAGTTTCATGATACTAACGCCGTTAATAATTGTAATATCTCTATTGGATATATTGTTTGTCTATCGCTTGAAAGAGATTGAATTCCTCTGCGCATTTTGTCAGCAGATTCTGGTGAAATATTTCCAGTACTTTCGAATCTATCAATTATAATGTTTATTCTAGAAATATCAATTGGAAGTTCTTGCTGTACTGCTTCGTTCTTTTTACGACCGTCACAATGAGCACGTTGAGAGAATCCTTTTGGATTATTACAATCAATTGAACGCTTGTACTTTGCGCTCCACTTCTCTCCTAGTATCTCATTAGTTTTCATATTACCACTTTCTACATGACCAATAACGAGCTTTCCACTTTGGACCTGGATTGTCGCAATTATGTCTAGCACGGAAACTTTTACGTCTTTTCGGATTAGACTTCTTAATACGCATATTAGGATCACCAAAGTTTACTTTTACAACATTGCCTTTATCGTTTTTAACGTAAACTTTAAATTTCTTCACGTCACCACGCATTGGCTTGTTTAGTTTAACTTTACGTCCTTGATACTCTGCTTCGAATACACCTTCTTCTTCTGCATATCCTAGTTCGCCAAACTCTTCGTGAAAGTCTTGTGTATCTTCTAACGTAATTTCTTCGTTAAGTTGTGTAAATTCATAAATCTTCATAAAAACACCCTTGGTAATAGTCGTTAGTACTATTTATCCAAGGGTGTAAAGTTTTTAGTAAAACTTATGGTGTTTCGTCACCTTCGAGATCATCTGCATTAGTTAATGATGAATCGTCGCCTGCTTCTTCAATTTGTGCGCCGCCATCTGTCAGATCTGCGTCGAAGTTCCATGGATATGTGTTGCCATCATTTCCTGTAACTTTTCTACCAGAAATTTTAGTAACTTGTAACTGGTCACCTGAATCATTCAATACTGTAATTGACATTTGACCTGCTGTAAGTGCTGCACTTGCTGCATCTGTTAGTGTGCAAACTGCAGTGTTAGTGCCGTCTGAACATAAAAAACGCTTTGACGCTTTTTGTTTTACAATCCATCCTGCTACACTAGCTGTACCATTATGGAATTGTACTTTGATTTCGTTTCCGCCTGCTGTTGGTGTTCCGAAAAATCTTTTGTTTAGTGGTCTTCCCATTTGTTTTCTCCTTTGACGTTCTAGGTCTACGGGGTGGTGTCCCCATAAGCTCTTATTGAGCAGTAGTATTTATCGGATATCTTCGAATACCTATAGCTTTATTAGGTTTATAATAGTCATACCGAACTTCATTGTTTTGATTACCGCCAAGTATTACCCAATATTCGGTGTTGTCTACTAGTCTTGTTTCTACGTAAAAGCCAACGTGTCCTTGCCAACCTTGATTACCTCTTGGAAACACAACAACATCTCCACGTTGTATATTAGCACGTTCAACACGTTCTCCCCATTGTAAAAAACTTCTGGCCATTAACGGACTATCGCTGACACTTGAACTACCAGGTATATTATCTATCTCTAGTACACTGTTAACAAACGCTGCACACCATTCTGTTCGCACAGGATCTACACCGACTAGTTCTTTCAACTCTGAACGATTTTGTCTTTCTTGCAAACCAATATATGGTTGTGCAGTAATAACACTATCGTTGGTACTAACAGTATTACAGCCGCTGACAGCGGCTGCTAATAAAAAAATAATCACTCTCATAAAGATATTTAGTGATTATTCCTCTAAGAAAAAGTTCTCAATTTTAATGTAAGGAGTGCTATTATCAATATTGTGCAATATTTTGCTGGTTACTACATTAATAGTAGTGCCATTTTTAATACGTTTTTCAAACATAGGCAAAAATGCATTGTGTTTAGTATGTACCCATACCTTAACTGCACCATATTCACTTGCACAAATATACCATCTAATTTCTTTATGTGTATATTCATATACACTACGTACAAATAGTTTTCTATTATCGTAGTCTGCAGGGTTTTTTAGTTTTTTGTGTACATCATTTGTAAAGTAACTGATGTAATTGTTAAATGGAACAGTACCTAGTATACGACTTGCATCTTCTTCTAGTGTTTTAATGTTTGTATTTTCATTTAACTGTTGAACTGTTGTGTCTACATTAAATTGTAGTTCTAGCCAACGTGCAAGTCCTATATAACTGTTAATGTCGTCTTGTCTAGTGCGATGCCCCCAGGAGTTTCTGTCATTGTATGATTTATTTTCGATAAAACGTTGTAGTGTACTTCTAAAACTTGTTAAGGATTCTCCTGTAAGTTTAGCACTAATAAACATTGTACGATAGTAGTCCCAAATAGCAGTAGCCTTTTCCATACTAATTTGAGGATTGGCTAACATAAAAATATCAAAGTTTGTAGTTTTATTTGGAATACACTGAAATTTATGTTCTTCTCCATTTAGATAGAATGTTTGAATTTTATCGTCTTCTTGTTCACGAACTAAATTATAATCGCTTTCGTAATCCATTATGCTGCCTTACTTGTAAATGGGTCTTTTTGCATTAAGTAGTGCTGATACAATTGTGCACTAGCTAAGTTTTTATTTTTTGCTTCTACCATGATATCAAAGTCTTCCCAAAAGCTCAACGCCCAGTCGTTGCAGGCGCTGTTCCAACACATATCACTGTGTGCTCTTAGTTTGGCTTTTTTGTATCCTTGTTCAAGTAGTGAGTCCATGTCTGGTCGTACACTCGGTCTAGCAGTTTCCAATAAAGATTCACGGCTAAGACTGTAATGCATAGTAGGACGGACACCCCGCCAACTATCGATAATACGGTTAATGCGAACATCATCTCGTGCAATATATTCTCCTGTACGCACCCAATGGTGATGTATATCTATCACTAGTGCTACATGTTTACTTAGCTCGAGTATAGATTCGAGTCCCCACGCATTTTCTTCGTTTTCAATGGTAATTGTGTTTCGTGCTTCTGTAGAGAGTCTTGGAAGGATGTCTTTGATACCTTCTGGACCTTTTCTGCCGGCGATGTGGACGTTACATTTGAAGTCTTGCCATGTCTGACCATAGCCCATCCACCTGATGATATCCGCATGATATTCAAACTCCTCTAAACTACGTTCTACAACATCCGGATTATCGGAAGCAAGAACGGTAAACTGACCAGGGTGCATAGACAAGCGTACATCAAACTCACGTGCAATGTCGCCAATTGCTTTGTACGCTCGCTCGAGCCTTGTTCTGAGATCTGGTTGCCGATAGAAATAAGACCAATCACTGTGAGTATAAGCAGGAAGAAGACCGCTTCCAATACGAACCATACGTAACTGGGGTGGTAAAGATCCAACATATCTAATTAGCCTTTCCAGTGCACTGATGTTGTGCTCTATAATCTCGTATAAACGTTGTTCTGCTACATCACGTGTTTGATTGTTAAGCCATGTAATAGTAGTAGCACGTTCATTAAAAGGACGTTGTATGTCCTCTAGTAATTTCTTTTTAATGCTTTGATCATGATGCAAATACTTACATGCAAAGCCGATACGTTTGATCATAATGTTATCTCACTGTTACGTTATCGTATATAATGTAACACGTATATCACATAAAGTCAAACAAATTTGTCTTTATTTTTAATATAATAATCTAATAATTCTTTATCTTCAGTCATTCTTCTGCGTCTATATGATTCTGGTAAATCATCCCACGGACGCATAGCAGGATGTGTTTTGTTAACTTGGTCAAAGTTTAATCCAAACCTCCAACCTTTATCTTGTTGTTCTGTAATCCATTTGTTATGATTTTGACGTTCCATAGTTAGCATAATTATTTCACGAGCACCATCATCCATTTGTACATCATACTCAAACGGATGACCGAAGTTTGCCTTAGAGCGATATACATTACTACTTTCAATTTGGAAGTCGTGTTCAGTAACACGCATATATCCTTCAACAATACGTTCTGCTTCATCTGCAGTAAGATGTCTTACTAACGGAATGATATACAAATAGTCTGTATCTTGCATACCTAACATCAAATTATTAGTATCGTCGTCTCCTGCCATTATAGCATCAGGGCCGAGCATATCAACAGTATAATACCATTTTTGTATTTGATCTGCAGTTAGTGCGTATGAACTACGTTGAAGGATATAAAAATCTTGCATGTGTTACCTTATTTTTTTGTTTTACTTTTACTTTGAGTAAATGCTTGTCCACCAAAGAATGCAGCAACAATAGCAGCAACTGACACAAAGTATGTAGCAGCCATATCGCCTAAAATTTTGCCTGCTTGATCTAAACTAAACGCTACTGCTAGTACTACTGCAAAAGGATATAATAACATACCTCCTAGTGCAAACCAAGCCATTTTTCTTTGTGCATCACGCATTGCATCTGCATCTTCAAATTCTTTACGTCTGAATTCGAGATACATTGCATGTTCTTCTGCATCTACTATTCCGTCACCATTTGTATCAGCTTCGTGGAATCCAGTTGGCGCTGTTGATACAGGTGCTGGCGCTCCTACTGGAGCTGGTGCGGCTGCTGGAGCCGGCTTTGGTGCGGCGGTCGGTGTAGTTGCAGTTGCAGCTTTTCCAGGCCCTCCAGCACTTTTTAATTCTTCGGGTTTTTTTCTTGGCATTAAAATTTCCTCTGTCTATGTCACTCTCTTAAAAGTCGAAATCTGCTACTGTAGTAGTACTACAATCGTAATCGTTATCTCCGACTGTTGCACCTAAACTTTGCATTGCATTTTCTAATGTTGCTGCAGTCCATGTACTATTTTCAACTGCAATTCTAAATGCACCATTGTTTTCTGCACCTACTGCAAGAAGTGTTCCTTCTCTGCCGATAAGTTCTACAATTGCTTCGACTGCTTCTCCTGGATTTAATTCGTTTGCCAGTGAGCTGCCAGTATTAATACTGTAAAAACTCACAGGAGCACCAAAGTTTTGTACATCAAACTCTAACACATTTGTTGAATTTCTGGTTACCATTTCTATAACTCCTTAATATAAGTGTATTTATCTAGCCAACAAAAAAGCCCCGACTAGCGAGGCTTTTAAGTTTAAACGTTTTGTTTAATATTAGTCTACGAATGTTACAACTAGTGTTGAGTCAGTAAGTGTTGGTGCAGCACCTGTACCTTGGATTGCGATATGATCGCCGTTTGCTGTACCTTCAACTGCTGCTACTGTGAAACCTGCTTCTGCTGCTTCTGTGCAAGCTACTGCTACGTTTGTTCCTGTTGCAACTACAAAAATATGTGTTTGTCCGCCTAGTCCGTTACCTGCACGAACTGCTGCTGTTGATGTTAAAGCCATTTGCTTATCTCCTTGTTTGTGTTAGCATTCTATTCTGCTTATACATTTATTTATCAAATTAATTTCAAAAATACTAGTTTTCGGCAATAATTTCTACTAATTTTCCAGGTCCTGCTAGTTCTTGTACAACTGCTTCTAACTGTGCAAGTGTACTTGAATCAAAAATTTCGCTAGGTTCCTGTGAATCTTTTAGTAGTTCGCTTACTTTAATAACAAACATTGATTCATTAAGTTTAGCCATAATACTACTCCTATCATTATAGTAGTATTTATTCTAAATCTTCTATTAGAACTACTTTTGTTGTACTAGTAATAATGTTTTTAAACATCAAATGCATTGTGCATACATCGCTATAATCTATAAAGTATACAGATCCTGTAGAACTATACGGAATAAAAGTAGACCAACGTGGTCTTCTAAATGCACTACCCGAGCCTACATTTTTATACTGATCTTCTAATGCTTTTAGTCTTGGATACTGTCGTATAGTGCTGTTTATATAATAAGTGTCTGGTTCAAAACTGCTGGTTACAAAGTCTGCTATGTCAATAAATTGATCCATTTCATCACGAAACTTATACATATGACAACTTACTTTATATCTGTATTTGTTATAAAATAACTTTTTGCGTACACTTTGTGTTAGGTCTTGTACCATTAGATCTTTATGATCTCGACTTAACGGTCCTTGTATTTCGATAATATCATCGTTGTAATACTTAATAACATCCGACAAGGCTTGTTCTTCTTTAAGATATAAATTAAAACAATGATCATTACGTGACTTGTATTCGTGTTCAAGTCTACTCATTTGTCTTTTAATATTACTATTACGATGAAATAAATTTAAAAATCCTCCATCGAACATGTCCCATCCCTTGAAACTAACACGGAATGGGAACTCTTTGTACCAGACTTTACTAGCTATTGTAAATCTAGAATCTGCTTTAAGCTGTTCGTATATGGATTTTGTCATCAACTACTTCCAACCTAACAGCCGTAATGTTATCACCGAACAATAGGATTTTTGCTAGTGGCTTTTTAATTTGTTCGTTAATCAATCTACCCATAGGTCTTGCACCCATTGTTTCAGTAAATCCATTATTTGTTAGCCAAGTAAGAACAGTGTTATTCCAATGTATTGATATATTTCTATCAGTTAACATTGTTCTTAGTTCGTTTAAGAACTTAACAGTAATGTCTCTCATCAGAGTTTTGTCTAGTTTTGTAAACTGTACAATAGCATCTAGTCTATTGCGGAACTCTGGAGAGAAGAAACGTTTAACTGCTTCTTCACTGGCTGCACTATTGTCATTATCGCCAAAACCAATTGTATTACGTTCAGCATCACGTGCACCTAAGTTACTAGTCATAATAACAATAGCATTACGAGCACTTACACTTTTGCCTTCACTGTTAGTAATCATACCATTGTCCATAAGTTGTAACATTACGTTACTAACATCAGGGTGTGCTTTTTCAATTTCGTCCAGTAGTAGGATACAGTTAGGATTTTCTTCAAGTTTGTTGACTAGTAAGCCACCTCCTTGACCACCTTCACCGTATCCTACATACCCTGGGGGAGCACCGATAAGTTTAGCAACTGTGTGACGTTCTTGGTATTCACTCATATCAAAACGTACAAGCGGCATACTCATTGCATCACTTAATTGTTTTGCTGTTTCAGTTTTACCAACACCTGTAGGGCCTGTAAACAAATAACAGCCGATTGGTTTACTAGGATCTTTCAGTCCAGCTTTAGCAATATAAATGCTATCTGCAAGTCTAGTAATAGCTTCGTCTTGACCAAATACTTTCTTTTTAACAACTGCCTCAATGTCTACAGGCTTCTCCTGTTTGTACTCACTGTCTTTTGTAAGTACTAGCTGGTCTACAGGAATACGTGTCATCTTAGCAACTTCATAACGAATATCATCTAAGTCTAGTACACTTTTACGCATCTCTGCTGGCTGTAACCGCTGACGTGCAGCCGCTGCATCCAATACATCAAATGCCTTGTCTGGCAAGTGTTTGTTGTGCCAGTATTGATGTGTCAAGTCTACTGCACCATGTAGTGCTTCTTTTGTATATGCTAGTTCGTGGAATAGTTCATACACTGGAATACTTGCTTCGATAATTCTCTTAGCATCAGCAGGGCTTGGTTCTGGAACATCGACTTTATAAAAGCGACGATTAAGTGCTTTATCTTTTTCAAAGTGTTCTCTGTATTCTTCGTATGTTGTCGAACCAATACAACGTAAGTTACCTTTTTGCAGTGCTGGCTTCAACAAGTTAGCAACATCCATTGCACCTTGTCCTGCGCTACCTGCACCCATAATCATGTGAATTTCGTCGATAAACAAGATAGCATCATCACGCTTTTCTAAAATGTTTAATACATCTTTAAGACGTTCTTCAAAGTCACCTCTAAACTTAGTGCCTGCAAGTAGTGCACCAATATCTAAACTATAAATTGTATTGTCTTTAATAACTTCTGGAACTCTGTCTTCGTTAATTAAATGTGCTAAACCTTCTGCAATAGCAGTTTTACCAACGCCTGATTCACCTACAAGTATAACATTGTTCTTTTTACGACGAGCAATAGTTTGTACTAGTTTTTCTAGTTCATCTTCACGTCCGATCATAGGATCAATAATGCCATCTGCCGCTTGTTCGTTTAAATTGTCGCAGAACTTACGCAGCATACGTTCTGCTTTGGCAGGTTTTGTTTTTGACTCATCCATATCTTGTTCTTGCACTGCAGGGTTCTGAATAAATTGTACTAATTGTTCTCTGCTAATATCAAACTGTTTTAACAAATGCACGGCTGCACTTGTATCTTCTGTTAATATACTAATTAACAAATCTTTAGCATTGATATTTTGTCTGCCGTTGAACAATGCTTGTGTGAATGCACGATTAAACACACGCTCTAACATTTGCGTCTTTTTAGGATCTTGTACTTCTGGTAATGGTGTTACTTCTTTTTCTAAGTACTGATAAATTAATGCTTTTAACTGTGCAGGCTCTTTGCCCAAGTCATATAATATATCTTCAATTTCTTCTTGTTCTAGCAAAATTGCAAGTAGATGTTCTAGTGTAACATATTCGTGTTTATACTCACGAGTAAGTTGATATACACGCTCTACTATGTGTTCTATTCTATCATTTTGCGACATTTAAGTTCCTCTGTTTTTTAATAATATAGTAATTTATTATACTAATGTCAAGGTAAACTACGGTAAATCCTGTAATTTTGTTTGTAAATCTGTCTCTGTAAGTGCTGGTATGTGTACGTTAATTTCTACGAAAAGGTCACCGTTTGGTTTTTTATTTCTAGGCAAGCCGCCTTCTGGTATACGCAGCCTCGTCTTTGATTGCGTTCCTGGCCTAATATTTAATTTTAGATTACGTCCGTCTAAAGTGTCTATTATCTTTTCCGTTCCTATCATTGCTTCTCGTATACTAATATTTAACCTTTTTACTAGGTTATGTTCTTCAACTGTAAACTGTGGATGTGGTTTTACTTGAAATGTAACAAACAAAGATCCAGCAGGCACATCTGGTATAGTATTTTCACCATACTGCGCATACCTAACTTCTGCACCATCTGTTACGCCTGGAGGCAGTGTAATAGTAACTTGTCTGCCGTGTCCATTGCGAAACTTTAAGTCTAGTATTTTTTTAGATTGATGTATAATATCTTCTAGTGATACTGGTACTGTGATTCTAGTATCTGCATTTCGTCTGGGTCGTTGTCTAAACTGTGATCCAAACTGTTGTGCAAAAATATCTTCGAAACCTTCAAATGGATTTCTGCTATTAAAATTAAAACCATTCGGTGCCTGTTGCTGTTGTTGATCAGGACCACCGTTTTTTATAATATCATATGCTTCGTTTACCTGCTTGAATTTAGTTTCATCTCCGCCTGGTCTATCGGGATGATGTTGTTTTGCTAAACGTCTATATGCTTGTTTGATTTCATCGTCGCTTGATGCTCTAGTAACACCAAGGACTGCCCAAGGATCATTCATTTACTGATTTGTTATGTTCGTCGATTGCACGTTCTGCAGACTTGTAGTAGTTTTCATATGCTGCAATGATTGCTTGTTGTTGCTGTACCATAGCACGTATGTCACTAAAATTTAACCCCAAGTTACCGTAGCCTTCACCTGTTAGTGCATATACTGCAAATGCACCATCGCTGGCTTTTAGTCTAGCAATTACTGCTTCTACGTTACCTTCGTTAATTACGACCCATTCTACATCACGCATACGCAGTTGATCTACTGGCGGTAGTGTTAAGTTAGGTTTTTGAATTGGTTCTGCTTTAATAATTACAGGCGGTTCGACAACAGGCTGACTATTGCCCAGACACCCGCTCAGGGTCATTACCAGGCCAAAGCCAAGGGCACTCTTTATTAAAAGCGATTTCGTTTTCTGCATTTAATTCTTCCTCAGTTAACGGGCTTCCACTTAGAATCTCAAAACATCTGCCAGCATTTTCTGTACCTCTGTTTACTGCACGTTCAATACCTTCTGCATTTGCAATAGCGGCTGCTTCTAAATCAATCTTTTCTAGTTTATCTGCTAGTCTACGATTCTGATTTCTAATAGCAGTATATGCTTCTTGTAATGCTGCATTTTCTGCTGCGGCTGCTTCAAAGTCTTTTTGTAATTGCTCCATTGTTTCTTGTTGTGTAGCAATTGCTTGTTCTAGGTTTGCTTGATTTGCTTTTAGTGTAGCATTGTTTTCTTGTAGTATTTTCATACGTTCTTGGCTGTCATTGTAATACCAATATCCAATGCCGCCCATCATAAGAATAACAACTAATAATACTTTGCTCATTACTTGTGCCTAAAAACTATACGACCTTTATCTAAATCGTACGGAGTCATCTCCACATCTACACGATCGTCTTGCAATATATTAATGTTAAATCTTCTTATCTTACCACTAATAGTCGCAATTATTTGATGACCGTTTTCTAGTTCAACTTTGAATAGTGCATTAGGAAGGCAATTAATTACTTTGCCTTGAAATACTAATACGTCTTCTTTTGCCATTACAGCCCCGCTAGTTCCTTTACTCTTGATAGCGATTCGTTTGTTTCTTCGTTATTTGTATAACGTAACACATACTCTTCCGAATTGTCAAGAACTGTTTCAGCTAAATTTTCGGCTGTAAGATCCGCACTGTCTGTACCTTTATAGTAACTGTATTTCCATTCTGTAATTGAAGTTGCTTGACTTGCAACTTTTACAATATTCATAATGTTTTCATATAAGTTTCCGTCACGCTCAAACTCAACAAATACCATATACTTGCCATCACCGTTTGGACCGTCTGATACATCTACGTCTAAACTTTCAGTAACATCTGTTTCAATCAAGTTACTTAAATCTTTTGCTGGCTGTTCGAACGCAACTTCAAATGCTACAACTACAGTTTCGTTTGCTTCACCAATTTTAGGTTTGTATTGGTCAATACTAATTGTAGGAGTCACTAAGTTTGTCATTTCGCCGTATTTTACTGTCATTTACTTGTCCTCTGGAGCCATTTGCTTAATTTGTTGATAGGCTTTCTTAACTGTGCTCAGTCCTGATACGTTTCCGTAAGCTGATACTGATTTCCACAATTCATTTAATGCACTGTATTTTTCTGGTTCAATACCTGCATTATCCATGTCTTGCATAAGACCACCTAAGATTTCAATTTGTTCGTCTGTAACTTCGCCTTCGTATTCTTTGGCAGTGTTAAACATATCCATGAGTGCTTCTAGTGCATTTTTTCTAACCGTACCTTGATCATACATGTCATCTGG